GTTTAACCATAGGTAATAGCACTCCTCTTGTCAGTTCTGACACGCCACACAATACACTGATTGCCATCCGTAATAGAGTCACTAAACCCACCCCCCCTGTCAATGACCTAGTATGGACTCAATTATTGACCTATGTTGAAAAATTTTTCCATGATCTGTTTCCTGATTTCGGCCCTATCGACCCTAGTCCATACGACCAATGGAATCGTCGCTTTCCTAAAAATCGGCAAACCGAACACGATGCTGCCAAATCTGAGTATGATTCTTTCGGATTGCCCGCTGACCTTAGAGTTGTAACCCGTCGTTCTGCGTTTTTAAAACGAGAGAAATTACTAAAAAGCACCACTGACAATGTTAAGGACTACAACCCTCGACTAATTAATGGAGTAACCAGTATGGCCAATGTTGTGCTTGGCCCATGGGTTTATTCATTTTCTAAAAGATTAGCACAGGTTTGGAATCCACAACATTATTTATGTTATGCTGCTGGTCTTACCACTAATGAAATAGGATCGTGGTATGACGAAGCCAAAGAGCAGTATATGTTCAGCGATGAAGTCCGTGCCTTAGTTAATGACTATACAGAGTTTGATGCTACTCAAGGTTACTACTGTTGGCGTTTGGAGGAAATGATCTATTTAAAATGTGGACTTGTGGGTGATGCGTATAAGATATTTGCTGGCCAGGCCGATACTCACGGCTATGCGAAGTTTGGGTATAAGTTCTCTTATCCATTCGGGAGGAAGTCAGGCGACCCTAATACCAGTTGTGGTAATACATTGATAAATGGCTTGGTCATGCACTTTGCCATAGTCTCTTATTATGCACAGCGTCTTGGTTTGTCCGTTTTGGATATCAATCCAAGTACACCAGAAATTAGGATGATAGTTATGGGAGACGACAATCTAACTTTGTGTCACCGTAATTTGGAACTCAATGAACTTGCTGGGCACGTTGAGGCTACTCTTAAAAACTTAGGGTTCGTACCTAAGTTGCAAGCTACGTTGCGAGATACTGAAGTTGAGTTTTGTTCGAATTTGTTCTGGCCTAGTTCTAAAGGCACTCTCCCAGCCCCCAAGCCGGGAAGGCTCTTAGCGAGACTTGGTTGGGCGGTAAAACCCGAACCCAACGGACTATCCTGGTTCAGAGGGGTCTGTTTGGGTCTTAGAGACACCGTCAATCACGTACCCATAGCAGGCGACTTTGTGAGAAAGGGCATACAGCTAACAAGCAAAGTTAAGGCCAAGAAGAACCCAGACGACGAACATAGGTTTCGAGCGTCAGAAGCTGCCGAAACCTCCACTGAGACCCTTGCCTTTATGATGCGACGCTATGGCATAAATGAGGGTGACATTGAGAACTTCCGATCTATTTTGAGACAAGTCAAACAATTACCCGTGTCCATTAGGAGTGACATGGTTGAGGACATGGTCAAAATAGATATGTAGTTAGTGTGTTTCTTTCTTAAGGTAAAACGCGTAGTTTGTCGCAGATGAGTGGCTGATCTCACTCACACCTGTATTGATCATGAAGCCCGAACACGGCGTGGTTGTTTGTATTAAGCAAGCATAAATAAATCCACCTCTTGAAAAATCTTTGTTTCAAATTTGACACTATGCCCCCTAAGAAAACTAACAAACCTAAGTCAGTTAAGGCGATCAATGCCACAGAGAAAAAGCTTGAAGCAGACGTTCAACGCTTGGAGAAAGCATTGGCCAAAACCAAGGTTGCAGGAAAGAAGTCAAAGGCCAAAGGACCATCAAGTAATACGAACTGGTTATCCGCGATGTCCAACCCTTTTGGGAGTTATTTTGCGCATATTCCAGACATTGAAATTACTGATTCTGCGCTTCTTTGGTCTGAGAAGAAAGGAGTATCATCTTCGAATGCCCTTTCCGGAACTTCAACCGTCCATAGTACTGCAATACTAATGATGCCATATCCTAAAAATGCTTTAGCCTTTGCGGATGAAACTGTCGCCGGAGGAGGCACTTTGAGCTTTACCGACACTGCTGGCACGTCTTATAGATCCCTGAATGACGTTCCCAACATCACGTCATTGACTGGAGGTACCACATCTAACTTTGGCGCTGCGATTAGGTGTGTAGGTATGGGTTTGAAACTCTCCTATGTTGGGACGGAGTTGAACCGCTCTGCCAACGTATACGCTGGATTCGTGTGTTTTAATCGTTTGCCAACTGTAGTGACAACAACTGGGACAGTCGATTGCATCCCATCCATGATTGGAAACGCAACAGGTGTTTCTATAACTACAGCAGATTTGAAGGCAGCGATGAAGAACTGCAAAGAAGGCCGTATACCTAGTGATGGTGAATTAGTTTTTACCTGGCACCCGAATGGAGTTCCCACCTACCAAGTGATAAACCAAGCAACGTACGTGCCCGTTACCGGCCGATCGGCCGGAGTTTCTGGAACGACTAGTGGTTTTTACACTCTCGCTGGTCAGTCTGGATTACAAGAGGGAATAAGTAACCTAGCAATATTGATAGAAGGCGACACTACTAGTTCCGCCACTGCAACCGCCAATAACTATGATTACACTGCTAGATGGCTATGGGAAGTTGTACCTGACCAACCAGAAGCTATTGCTGCTAAGGTTACCCCATCCAAATTCGATCCGGCCGAGCTGCAAAAGGCCATTAATGGTGCCACCAAAATACCTGTAATGAAAACTAACTTGGGAATACGAAGTTTTTAGCCCGGCTCCACCACAAGATGAGACGTG